TCTTTGGTTGGTCGTTCATTATTATACCTCATTTTGAGTTGTGATCTCATCACGCTTACTATTAAATTTATTTAAAATAGAATTGTAAGTTGCGAGATCTTTTATTTTTATCTGATCAATTAGTTCTCTGTTGGCACGCCAAAGGAAATCTAGTTTCGCTGTGTGCGGTGCGTAGTGAACCTTCTTAATCAGTTCATTAATTGTACTTTCATCATATCTAATATTGGCTGATGATGTACCTTTAGTATTCATAGGCTGTACTGGAATATCTAATTCCTCATACTCTTCTTTTGAAGTAACATCTTCAAGAAGAATACCCATGAAACTTAAAGCTCGTGTAATAGCAAATGTTTCTGCTATCTCAATATAACCTGGCTTATCTCTAAACTGTTTAGAGTAACCTGTTGCTATAATATGTTCTGGATCACATTTAGTTATAATACATTTCATTATAACATAACGATCTGAATGTTCCTGCATTACGCAGTTGATACCAAACTCAGTACCAAATACTTCTCTAAAGTATTTAATCTTGGACCACGCTGATACAGTTTTCTTACCATGTTGATTAACGTATGAGCCATTGGCTGCACACAAATCATTAACCTGTTTTATTTTTTCTTTCATTGTTTCCTTTAGTTGTTTTTTCTATTGAACAAGAATGAGCAAATACTTCTTTTGATTTATAAAAAGTACCTATCTTATTCTTGCCACTTGTCTTACCTACATAAGTTACTTTATCAAATAACTTATCACATATTCTTGGAGAATAAGAATCAATTTCATAACCTAAATTATAGATTGTACCATTCATCATTATTATCGTAAGAATAATTTTCATTTAGCAATTAAAGTTATAAGCAATACAGCTATAACAAAAATCAGTAATAATTTTATAAACATATTTTTATATTCCTTGTTCTCTTTCTCTTTAAGTTTTTGCATAATAATATCATGACGAAACTGTTGTGTAATCTTGTTATGCTGCTTAACTAAATATTCAGTATCCATAATTCTACACATTGTCCCAAAGGCTTGCTGCTTTACGAATGTAAGTATCTTGGATGTCCCTCCACATGAACCCAGAAAAATCTGGTGGTGGAACTAACTTAGCTATTTCAAAAGGATTGCCTTTACAAAGATAAACCAAGTTCTGTCTAATCTTTGCTTTAATTAAATCTTGTTGAATTAAAAAATCCATGTACTCAGGAGTTAGAAGTTCGCAAGTATTAGGAGTGAACACATTGTAGCTGTCTTGATTAACATAAAGCAAGTGAGGAGTCTTACCAGTAGCCTTCCAATAGAAAGCACATTGCTTAACGTGATTAACATCAGGTGCTTTTGGTAAATAACCTTTGATCCAACTGAACCCTGCTTTAGTATCTGATTTTCTTTTTGATCTATGTTTAGTTTTTAACTCTATAAATTTATTTTTATTATCTTCGTAATCTATTCTACCAATCTTAGGTAAAACTAATTCTTTAAATTTATGAGTGCAATATCTTTCACTGGCAGACTCACTGTCTAGACCAATGTCTTGAACAGCCTTAACAGTTATCTTAATCATATCTGTTAAATAGTTTTTGGTGTCTTCGTGTTGCTCTTTATCAGCTTCGTTGTGTGCTTGATATTTGTCGTACTCTGAAATTTCTTCTTTGATGATAGTATCTAAATCTTTTTTCTCATTAAGAATTTTTTTCTCAGCATCATACATATATTTAGATAAGAACTTTTGTGATGCTCTACCAATAGATACACCAGCAGTCATACGATAAGAGATATTCATTAGCCTTCTATCTTCTTGTGTGAAGTGGCAGTATCTAACTAACCAATCAGAATCTGATAAGTTCTCTTGTGATGGTGAGCTGTGGTCCAATCCTAATTTAGAATAATAGGAGAGTGCCAAATCCTCATCAATATTTTTTATAGCTGCTGTAGAATTGTTCTTTGTTAAATCAATAACCATTTTACGCCTTTCATTTTTTAACCTATATTATTTATAATAACCTTTATGTCAATAATTATAATTGACATGAAACCACATTGGTTTATAAGGGTTTAAAACAGAAAGGTAAATATGAATAAGAATAAATCACAATTAAATAAATTATTAAAGAGGTATCACAGAATGTTTGATTGCTTTGGTAATAGAATAAAAAGGAAAACTAAATGAAACACAAACTAACGCAGTATCAAGAAGATCATAAGCTCAGCAATAAAGAACTGGCAAAGTTATTTGGATTAACAGGAACAAATCCAACAGTAACTATTTTAAGATGGAAAAATTGTCAGCGTATTCCACACCCTAAGTTTATGAAAGTTATAACTGAAAAAACTAAGGGATCAATTCAACCTAATAACTTTTATGAAAGCTGGTATGAAACCCATAAACTTTGATAAAGTTATTATAAGTTGGCTGGACATAAACAGTTGCGACAACGCATGGAATACTGAGGAAGATTTAAAAGACTTAGTTCCTGCTATGTGTACTACAATAGGTTATCTTTATGAAGAGAATAAAGATTGGGTAAAAACTTTTGCAACATATAGTTTTAATACAGACAGCCTAGATGTAGGAGATTGTGTTGTAATTCCTCGTGGCGTAATTTTATCTATTAAAAAATTGGAGAACTAATGGAACGATCAAAAGTTTTAACTGTAATATCTTTAGGAGTTGGAGTTCAATCTTCTACTATGGCATTGATGTCAGCTAAAGGTGTGCTGCCTAAAGTTGATTGTGCTATCTTTGCAGACACAGGGTATGAACCAAAGAAAGTTTATGAATATTTAGAGTGGATCAAAACTCAATTACCATTTCCAGTTTATACAGTTATGAAAGGCAACATCAAAGATGATATGCTAAACTCTATATCAAATGGTACTAGATTTTTAGTAGCTCCATTTTATACTAAGAATAGTATCACTGGTAAAAAGGGTATGGTTATGCGTCAGTGTACTAATGATTATAAGATACAACCAATTAGAAAAAAGATTAGAGAATTGTGTAGCATAACTTATGGAAAACATTTTCCTAAAGATAAGTTTGTTGATCAGTGGATAGGTATATCTATGGATGAGATAAGTAGAATGAAACCTGCTAGAGATAAATACCTTAACAACGTGCATCCATTAATTGATTTAAAGATGAGTAGATCTGATTGTCTTAAATGGATGAGTGCTAATGCTTTTCCATTACCTGAAAAATCAGCTTGTATATGTTGTCCCTTCCATGATGATAAGTATTGGTACTTCATGAAACATAACAGACCAGAAGAGTTTGCTGATGCTGTTGAGTTTGATAAAAAAATTAGAAGAGGATCAAGAAAACAAGATGATGAATTATTTACACACAGAAAATGTATTCCTTTAGATGAAGTGAACTTTGATATTAAAAAAGATCAACCTGATATGTTTAATAATGAATGTGAGGGAATGTGCGGAGTTTAGTAGAATCTACAATAGATATAGGTAGTGGGTTTATATTAGCATTACTAATTCAGATGTACATATTTCCAATATTTGATCTACACCCTAGTATTGAAATAGGAATTAAACTCTCATTAATATTTACAGTTGTATCTATTTTAAGATCTTGGTTTTGGAGAACAATGTTTAAAAAATTGAAAGGATAATATGATTGATCAAGAGCTGCATGTTGAAGATGTAATAGAAATGTATAACGAGAAAATAGTTATACTTAAAAAAGAAATAGATAGATTAAATGAAGAGATACAAATCTTAAACTTAGAATTAAAAAAAGAAAGGGAAAAATAATAATGTATTTAAACGCCAACATACCATTAATAGAATGCTATGTAAGAGGAAACTATTTAAGAGATCAGCAAGACTCACACGATAAATATTTTTGGTGTGTAGTATTTGGAGTAACAAGTATTCCTAAACAAGTTCCTCTATTTAATTTTGTAATGGAAGATGGTGGTATATGGTGGCGTTCACCTATCTCAGCATTTTGCCAAGACGAAGGTGTACCTGAACAACCATTATCAGATTTATGTTTATGGGATTCTTTTAGTTATAATATTTCAGTAACAACATTTCATCAGTTAGCAGGATCTAAAGTAAAGTTCTTGCAACGAGATAAAACTCCACAGTTAGGTAGGTATATGTTCACATTAGATTGGTCTGAGGGTGATTTTAATGAATTAGATTTTGGTTATGCTTCTAAACCAGATCAACACAAGTGTGGTCATGTTATAGAAATGGATAATGGGAATTTTAGCATACAACCTAATAATCGCCTTAGGGTATTTGACAGTAATATGGGTGTTGATTGGAGTAAGCCACCTTTAATTAATAGATTAGTTAATACTAAAGTTTGGAGTGTTGAAGATCAACCTA